GGCGGCCTACCTATGGGTGGAGACATGGATTTCGGAGATGATATGGACATGGGTTCTGAAGGTGAAATGGATTTAGGTGATGCAGCTGCAGAAGATATGGACCTTGGCGGTGGTGAGCCACCTATGGGTGGAGACGAACCACAAGCCCCAAATCTTGGAGAAATGGTAACTAAGTCATTAAAGAAAAATACCATAACTGAATTAAAGAAACATAATGAACAACTTATTAAAGAAAGTAAACACCGACAAGATAATATAATGCAACGTTATATGAACACGATTTCTAACAATAAAACGACTGCGGTAACACAACAAAGTCAAATATATGATAAAGCTTTCTTTATGAATGAAGAACTTAATGATATGGTAAATAAACTTGCACACATAAAGCCAACAACTTTAAATGATTAAAGCTACTAAATTACAACATTATTAGTTTTATTAAAATAAAATATTTATCTATAAAGAATTGAATGTATATGAACGACGATAAAGATATGGAACTTCAAGACCAAGAAGAAATTGGTGGTGAAAAAACAGATAGCACTGAGGAAAATAAGGAAGACCCACAATATCGTGGAAAGGTATTAATGCAACGTGCTTTAAAACATCTTGAAGAAGGTAATTTAGAAGAATTTGAGACAAACCGTGCATTGGCTAATAAGTACTTTGATGAAATGAGTGCCGAAGAAGATGAATTAGATGCTCTTTATAATGAGAGCCGTAATTTTGGTATAATATATCAAGTTCTTGAATCTAATACAGCTAACTTACTTAAGTCACATAGTGGTCATAAGGCTTTACGCGAATTTGTAAAAACAATTAAGCAGGATAAGATTCTACACGAACAATTTAAAGCTTATAATAATCTTATGCCACATTATAGAGTCAATAATGTGGATGATTATATCAGTGAAGCATTGTCAATGATACCAACATTCAATAAGTCGGAAGTTAAGGAATCCAATGAAAAATTAATTAAATTATTCAAGAAAAATAATCTTGATGAAATGATTGACATTGACGATGATAAACTTGAATTGTTTGAGGCAATTGAATACGTTACAATGAACTCAAAAAAACTTGATAATATTGATGAATATATTTCAGCTAAAAATGTTATTAAAGAATCAATTGCTAAATTACCAATTAATGAAAATAAGGGTATGTCAATTAAAGATTATTCTAATGAAGTTGTATCAATTTCTGAAAATATGGGTAAAGACCTTAACTCAGCAGAAATAAAATTACTTAAAGAAGTATATGGCGAAAATGCCGAAGCATACTTCAATGAGTGTAAAGCAATAACATTAAAGAAATTAAATGAGATGATGTCAAATGAAAAAGATATGGAAACAAAGTCTCGTTTATCTCAAATATTTGAGAAAATTAATTCAAAAACATATAATAAGAAAAATATTGCGGTAGATGTATCTGAAATGATTGAGATACAGAATACCATTGATGATTAATGTTATGACAGTAGAAGAGAAACAAAAAATGATGGAAGAAATAATGCAAGTTGTTAATAAACACGTTGCATTGAGCGAAACCGACCAATTAGTTGAAGAAAAGCCAATCCCTAAACACACAAACAATTATGGTCGAGAATTTGGGATCAGTGATGAAAAGATGTCCAAGTGGAAAGAAGAGTATAAAAAAATGAGAGTTGACACAAAAAAGGTATTAGCGGAAGTTAGAAATAACCCAATTGATACTTCATCACTCATTTCATCATTTGATATAGATGCCCAATTCACACTAATAAAATGAAACAAAGGTTTGCATATAAGCAAACCTTTTATTTTTATTTATACATTTTGTTGTTTTTTATTCATTTTTGTAGTATTATATTTACATAAATTATTTTGAAAACTTTAATGAACAAAAATGAAATACTTTTAGAAAAAAACAATAATTTTGTAACACGATATGGTGGTACTTTAGAAAATGATAAACCGTCAGTCTTATATCTTCGCACTAAGGCTAAAATAACCCCATTAATAAATAAGAAAGAATATAACATAGAGGTTAATAAAATAAAACATGATTTCAAAACATTCGTAGAAAAAGCCATAAAGGCATCAAAAAGCGTTCAAAATGATTTTTTATTTAATGTTGACATATCTGAAAAAAGCATGAGATATGGGAAAATTTCATTTTTAAGATATGATATATATTTAAAGCCAACAAAAAAAAGAACGTTAAAAGAAAATTTACATCGTATTAAGCAACTGTCATTAAAATTAGACCAAAAATTAGAAAAACTCTTAACTTCAAATAATATTTTTTGTAAATGATATGAAATTTGCAATATTGTTATATATTTATATGAAAATATATAAAAAATTATTATGAAATTAAAGAAGAGTGACATTAAAAGACTTGTTGAAGATACGGTTAGAGATTTCATGAGTAAAAATGACATCGATAAATTAGATCAACAAACCCCTAAATCCTATGTAAGAACTGGTAAAAAAATTACCGCAGATAAAGAAGGTACACTTGGTAACTTAGCAAAGAGATTGCTTTCACATGATGGCGCGGAATTAAAAAGAATTGGTGGTTTACAAGACGTTAAAGAATACATTTATAACGAAGTTATGAATTTAAAAGGCACAAGCGATGTACAAAAGAAAGGTTTCTTAAATGGTAGAAATGGAAGACCAGGCATTTTAGCAGCTCGTGACTTAAACCAATTAATGTTCTTCTTAAGTCATGTTATGCTTGGTGCTGATGGAAACGGTGTTTTAAGAAATCGTCTCGAAGAAAGTGATATTGAAAAAATTGTAAAAAATGTTATTAACGAATGCCTTTATAATTTCTAAGAAAAAGAAATTCAATAATACAATTAAAAATCACTTTAAAGTGATACTATATCAATTAACGACATAGAAATTAGAAATTACATATTAAGCGTAATAATCAAAGAGTTAGACAACCAAATGTCTAACTCTTTTTGTTTTTATATGCTATTTATATTAAAATATGTACTCTATATAACAATGATACAAAATTATAAAAATCTTAACCAATTAAATGAGGTTAAGAAAGACCAAATAGGAACAGGTCTTCTTATAGAAAATGACGGCCATATCATTAGTCATTGCGATACTGTTAGCCAAATTAAAGAAGACGTTAATGCGGGGCGTAAATTTGTTATACCTGACAAATTTATCCTCCCTGCATTATTTCAAAAATATAATGTAAAGAATGCCAACAATAGAATTTATCCTGAGGCAATATTAAGAAGACAAGTCGATAAATATATTGAGGATAGAGTTAATAAACATTGTGCTATCGGTGCATTAGACCACCCACAATGCCAACTTGCCAACACAAGAATACTTACAAAATATGGTTGGAAAAATATTACAGAAATTGAGGAAAATGAAGAAATTCAAACACTTAATACCTCAACAAAAGTAATTGAAACACATAAGGTACTTAAAAAAATTGAATCACTTTATGAAGGAAAAATATATCACCTCCAAAGTAATTTAATTGATTTAGAAGTCACACCAAACCATAAATTCCCAATATTTGGACAGAATCAAGAATTTAAAGGATTTTTTACTGCTGAACAAATATACAACCATGAAGTACCTGACCAAAATAATTCCTACATACCAAAAACTGCAACATGGATTGGTACAAATGATGAGTATTTTGAATTGCCACAATTAGATAATGATACTATTGCAAGCATACAACAAAATAAACTAAAAGAAAAATATTCTACACCATTACAAATTCCAATGAATGTATGGATGAAATTTATGGCTGTTTATTTGTCAGGAGGATATACTGTGGGTTCTGATACAGTTCGCATATGTCAAGATAAAAAACAAATTGGAGATGAAATAGAAAATATGTTAAACGATTTTCCACTTAACCACACAATAACAGATAGAGGAAATGGAAGTGTAATGTTTAATATATTTGATCTTAGACTTTGTAATTATTTAAAGCAATTTGGAGATTGTTATAGAAAATATATACCTTATTCTATCAAAAAACAGAATAAAGAAATGCTCAAAATCTTTTATGATTGGTTTGTTATGAGTGAAAGTTCTAAAAGAGGGTTTGATGATGATAAAAAGTATTCTTTTTCAACATCAAAAAGAATGGTTATGGATTTAAATGAGATACAATTAAAAATTGGATATTGTGGCAAGTATCACGAAGAAGATAAATATTATGACAGATTAATTAAAAGACACACAATTAATGGTGAAAGCACTCATGATATGTATTCTACCATGGAATCACATAATAATGCAATATGGCTACAAGAAAAATCTCTTACAATAACTAAAAACAAATATAATGGTATGGTTTATTGTGTAGAAGTAGAAAACCATAACTTCTATACGATGGATAAAAGTGGATTCTGTTTATGGTCAGGTAACTCATCTTCTTTATCAGGACATGACGTTGCAATGAACATTCTTAATCTTTATTGGAAAGGTCAAACTCTTTTAGGTGAATTGGAATTAGTACTTTCCGAAGGGTTTAGAAGAATGGGTGTATGCTCAACAAGTGGTGACTTGGCTGCAACATACATTCTTAATGGTATTCAATTAGGCGTATCATCTCGTGGCGTTGGGTCTGTAAAAAATGAAGGTGGTGTTCTAATGGTTGATGATGATTATGAAATAATTTGTTGGGATGTTGTGTGCGAACCTTCTACACCAAATGCTTGGATTAAAAATTCAGTAGAGGAATTAATGCCATTTGTTGAATCAACTCAAAAGAATGATATGCCGTTAAATGAAAAAATAAAACGTTTAGAAAAAATTTTACTCTAAAACATTAAAATATAGACAATTTATATGTAATAAAAAGTAATTTTTAATACTTAAATAATATTTATAATTAAATAATTAACAAAAGTTATTGCAATGACAAAAGTAAGAAGTGAATATATTAAAAAGTTGATGAGCGAAAGCCACAGCCTTGAAGAAAAACTTAAGGATGTTGCACAATCAACTATTAATTCTATTCTTGAAGAAAAAACTAACAAGAATCTTAGACAGATACTATCAGAAGATGAAGATTCTTTCAGTGAGGAAGAAGTCGACGATGATGTTGAACTTGGAGGTTCAGAAGATACATCCGAAGAGGAAGGCGCAGAAGAAAATGACGCAGAAAATAGTGAATGGGATGACCTTGAACAGTACAAGGATGAAGACGGAGAATATGACTTAAGAAGTATGGACAAGGATGAACTTGTAAAAGTGCTGAAAGTAATGAGTCCTGACGACGCAGTACGTATTGTTAAGAACGATGATGATTCTTTAACAGTTACAGATGAGGCTAATGATGAAGAATTTGAACTTGAACTTGATAATGACGACGAAGAAATTGACATCGATGTTGAAGACAACGAAGATGATGATTTTGACGATGATGGAGAGTTTGTAGTTGATCTTGATAATGACGACGACGAAGAATTTGATGTTGAGGTTGAAGACAACGAAGACGATGATTTTGATGATGATGATGTACTTGAAATTGAACTTGATGAGTCTAATCTTGGTTACACCGATAATTATCAAAAGAAAACTGCAATGACGACACCTGATAACCACGAACCTGCAAACCCACGCTCAACATATTCAATGGACGGCGGTGTACCAAAAGGAACTGAAAAACCTTGGGTTGGTGGAAGAAAAAAAGCTCCATTTGATGATGAAGTGAATGAAGGTTGTGAAACATCCATTCAAGAAGGTGGCGCATTTGGTAAAGCAGCTGCAAGAGTTACTGGAAAACAACGACGTAACAATAGTAGTGGACAAGGTGGACAGCCTTACGGAGGTCGTCATAATTCAGTAGCAGGTGAATATAAAGATTACCAAGAAACCGCAGTTTCAGAGAACATCAAGAAAAAGGCTAACCAAATCTTCGTTGAAAACAAACAATTAAAAAGTCTCATGAAAAAATTACAAAATCAAGTTAATGAGGCTATTGTAGTTAATCAGTCTCTTGCTAATGTAATTAAACTAATCAATGAGAACGCAACAACTGTTAACGAGAAGAAGGAAATCCTTCGTCGATTCAACGATTGCACAACAAAAGAAGAAAGTAATAAATTATATTCTACAATCTCAGAAGAACTCAAACGTAGCGGTAAGACTCATAGCAACGTGACTGATACAATTAATTCACAATTGTCTGAATCACGTGATAGAGCCGTCGAAACTCCTATGTACCAGTCTCAAGATTTATCAGAAACTATAAGTTTTATGAATAGATTGAATGCAATCAAGTAATTTTTAAAATTTATACACTATTTATATTAAATATAATAAAAAAAAAGAAAAGTATATTTAAAATATGCGCGAATTATTAACAAGTGGTGCGGTTGGTTCTATTGAACTTAATGCACAGAAGAAAATCAGAGAAGATATTCAAAACCGTTGGAGTAATCTACACCTCCTTGACGGACTTGACGGTCACATCAAGGAGACCGTTTCAACACTCTACGAGAACCAAGCAAAGCACCTCATCTACGAGGCCACAACTGCTGATAACTCAGGCTCTTTCGAAACCGTGGTATTCCCACTTATCCGCCGTGTGTTCAGCAAGTTGCTCGCAAACGACATCGTATCGGTTCAAGCAATGAACCTTCCTATCGGTAAGTTGTTCTTCATTAAGCCCGTTACTTCTGAACGTGAATGGGATTTCAAGAACATTAATGATGGTATTCAAGATGGTGACACAGGTAAGCACGTTGGCCTTATGGGCTATCAAAGAAAGAACCGCTTCTTCGATAAGGATGCCACCTTTAACGCAAATGATAAGACACGTCGTTCATTTGAATCTTATGCACGTTACGCACTCCCCGATGAAGTTGTTCAACCTGTACAAAACGATGCCAATACTACGCTTCCTGAAGTTACCCGTTATATGAAGAAGTCTCTTTACGATTTATTCTACAACGACTTCCTCTTTGACAACTCTAAGGGTAAGATCACTATTAAGGTAGGTTCTGCTTCTGTTGTTGAAATTGCCCCTAATGGTGATTATGTTGAGGTAACTAATGTTGCTAACCTTCCTTTGAACTCTCAAACTAAATCTCTTGATAAGTTGCTCCTTCAAATTGGTGGCTTCGCATCTTACAATGCAGGTCGTTTGACAGGTCCTGACGGTAACGAAATGGACACTGAAGCCTTCTTAGCTTCCTTAAAGGTTATCAATAAAAAAGCAATTGACGG